AGCTAGAGTCAGTATTGCGTGATGTTGTCGTAACGCTAAACTCTGAAGAGATACCGTATATGCTTAGAAACAGATATGCTTGTGCTATTGCGGAAGAAGCATTGGATGGAAAATGACTGATTTTGAAAAGATTGGTCATACTGAACCTGCGCCAACCGAAGGCATGGTGACACGCACGATTAGGCAGCAAGCAGAACGCATCGAGAAGTTGGAAACAGCGTTACGAATGGTAATTGATTGGGACAACACGCTTGACTGGGAAGATGGTCCAGCTTGGGGCGACCTTATGGAAATCGTCAGCAAAGCACTGGAGGGGAAAGATGACTGAAACAAGAATTGACGCAAAAATGGCTCTTGCCAGATATGAGTCATCTTATGCTGCGTTCGGCGTAGAAGCTTGCTTTACGCTGAAAGGTTTGCGTGATGTAAGAGAATACATCGATCAGCTGGAAACAGCGTTACGTAATGTAACTACATCTTGGGACTTGTGGCAGAAAACAAGTGACAGTAATAATTTTACAGAACTTTTTGTTAAAATATGTGAAGCGAAAGCACTGGAGGGAAAAGATGACTGAAGATTACAAACATAAGTATGATGTGCTTATGGAGCGTTGTGTTAAATTTATGTCAGAGTCACCTTATGAACTTGGTTTCATGGCTGGATGGGAAGCAGCAAAACAAGAGTTTCATAAAGATAATACATATGTTCCTGATACAACCAAGCCAGCAAAAACGATGGACCTTCAATGGCCAAGAGATTATCCTAACACAACTAATCCATGGCCACCAAAAAAAGTAGTTTATCAAGCTTGTGGTGTTTGTGGTATAGGTGGCGATATAAATAAGGCTATGTCATTCGTATGCAATAACCCACAATGTCCAACAAGAGTGACATGTACAACAACAGGAACATCATCATGAATTATAAGATTTTACTGACTTCACTATTTTTTCTATCAACTCCAGCATTTGCAGCTGATCAAGCAGCCCCTCATCCAGTAGCTCAGTGTGCTGCTCAAATCCCATATGGTCAACCATCAGTTAAGGCTGGTGATACGCTCGTTTGTCGTTCTGCTTATTTGCTTTCATTCAATCCAACCACAAAGACACCTGATTGGGTTTCCTGGACATTGACTCCAGATCATGCTATTGGTTGTGTACCAAGAGTTAATGCATTCGCAGCTGACGTTTCTCTTGGTGCTGCTTCGCCAAAGCCTACTGATTATGCTGGTTCTGGCTATGATCAGGGTCATCTTGCTAACAATGCTGATATGTCATGGGACGAAGGTATTGCTCGTGAATCATTCCTTATGTCTAACATGAGTCCACAGCTTCCTTCAGTTAACCGTGGCACTTGGAAGAATCTCGAATCTGCTGAACGTGCATGGGTTTACTCAACTCAGCATGCTTGGACAATGTATGCTGGTGATATTGGTGGTAGCAAGACTATTGGTGCTGACAAGGTTGTAGTTCCTGATTTCCTCTTCAAGATTGTTATTGACGATGTAACTAAAAAGAGCTATGCTTTCTTGTTTCCTCACAAGGACGGATTGTCAGCTGACTTTGCTCCCTATCAGGTTACAGTTGCTGATATCGAAAAGGCAACTGGTTCAACCTTCCCAGTTCCTGATGCTAAGACAGTGAAGAATCCACTAGTGCCAGTTGATCTTAAGACAATCTCTGGTGATAAGAAGAATCAATGCAAGGGGTAATAAATGAAGAAATACGATATCACCTGCGAGGAATGTGACGCAAATTTTGATGTAATGTCTGATCTTTCAGAGAGGGTAGATTACTGCCCTTTCTGTGGTGAATTTATTCCAGTTGAGCCAGATGGCTGGGATGAAGAAGAAGACGAAGAGTAACTAAGTATGGGGAGGAGGACTCCCCATGTGGTTTTACAATAATGAATATTTTGATACGGTTGGTGATTATGTTGGGTTTGTCTATCTAATCACCAACCAAATTAATAATAGAAAATATATCGGAAAGAAAAACTTCTATTTTTCAAAAACGAAAATATTAAAAGGTAAGAAGAAACGATATAAAGTTGAGTCAGATTGGCTCGACTATTATGGTTCCAATAAGGAACTAGCCGCAGATGTTGAATCTCTCGGCAAAGAAAACTTCAAACGCGAAATATTAAGGCTGTGCAAGTCCAAGGGAGAATTCGCGTATTTTGAAGCTAAATATCAATTCGATGCAAACGTTCTCGAGAGTGATGAGTATTACAACTCTTGGATCATGTGCCGTATTCATAAAAAGCATTTGACTTTTTTGAAGCAGTAGGCTAATATAATGATAGATTTTAAGTTTTAAGTCATTGTCTCATATAAATACTTTGAGAAGGAGTATTTAAAATGTGGACAGATAAACATAGACAAAAAGCAGTAGAATCAAATAAAAACAAAGCTTTAGAAAAATATGAAAACGGTAAATATAAACACTTAGCTAACGGCGCTTTAAAGAAAATATTAATTACTTCTGGTAAAAAATATATTTGTGACGATTGCGGAATAGACGAATGGAAAGGAAAAAAATTAACTCTTCATTTAGAGCATATTGATGGGGATTCATTTAATAGTTCTATAGAAAATTTGAAATTTTTATGTGCAAATTGTCACAGTGTAACAGACACGTATTGTGGTAAAAATAAAAATTCCGGAAAAAAGAAAGTTAGCGATGAAATGTTGTTGACTTCCCTTAAAGAACATAGTAATATAAGACAAGCGTTGATTGCTGTCGGGTTAAGTCCAAGAGGCGGTAATTACGTTAGAGCATCAAAGTTAAATGCCTGCGTGGAGAAATTGGTAAACTCATCTGACTTAAAATCAGACGCTTCGGCTTAACGGTTCGAGTCCGTTCGTAGGCACCAACTTTACCAAAATCAATTAGGTGAAACATGAAGAAGTTCGATCTTGAAGAAGTAAAAGAATTCATCCGTAATACATCTTCTGCATCAAAGGTTTATATTGGTGCAGACTCTGAACGTTATTGTCGTAAAGATGGTATCTGGCAAGCAGATTATACAGTCGCCATTGTAATTCATATTGACGGATCAAAGGGTTGTAAGGTGTTTGGAAATGTTACTTCCGAGATCGACTATGATCGCCGAAAGGATCGTCCTGCACTACGTCTCATGAATGAAGTGTACCGTGCTACTCAGATGTATATGGATCTGGAAGAAACTATCGGCGATCGTCATGTTGAGGTGCATCTTGACATCAATCCTGACTACATGCATGGTTCATCATGCGTTGTGACTCAGGCAATTGGATATGTGCAGGGTATGACTTCTATCAAGCCTATGGTAAAGCCAGAAGCATTCGCTGCTTCGTATGCGGCTGATCGTCTCAAGGAAATCCTTGCTGCGTAACAATACGCCCCTATAGCACAATTGGTCAGTGCCATTCGCTCATAACGGATCGGTTCCAGGTTCAAATCCTGGTGGGGGCACCATCTTTACTAAATACTAGTGTATATCATTTGGCAATTTGCCATTGTAATGGAGAGAGTTTAAATCCACAAAGGAACATAATATGAAGAAGATTATTTTAGTTGCGACGTTGGCACTCGCACCGTTCATTTTCGCGAATGATGCATTTGCTAATCCAAACAAACAAAATATTCAGCATTCGCAACATCTGAAACACAAAAAGCATAAACATAAAAAAATCAAAAAGATCGAAGATAAAATCGACGTTGCAATATGTAATGAATGTTTTATCTCGACTCCAGACGAATCACCTGGAGAATTTTTTCGTAAAGATAGAGAGCGTACAGCAGCTCTTCAGGCACAAATTATTGTTGCTACAAAGCCAATTATCAGTAAAAAAGTTCAACTTTCTTTGGATCTCGATGAACAGCGTCGTAAGATTGCAAAAGAATGTTCTTGGTTTACCTGCGACTTTACATATGAAGTTACTATGGAAGCTAAGAAGTGGGAAGGTAAATCTACAAAAAGTGACCGTAATGAGTTGAAAGATCTTTTGTCTGTTGGTAATAATCAACCAGTAGATCCTGCAAGAATTCCATGGTGCGCTGCATTTGCAAATGCGATTCTTAATCGTCTTGGATATGAAACAACAAATAGTTTAACAGCTCGTAGTTTCATGACTTGGGGCAAGAAAACAAATGAACCACAATCTGGTGACATTGTTGTTCTTCGAAGAGGTCATAATGGTTGGTCTGGACATGTTGGTTTCTTTGAAGGTTTCGAAACAGTTGGTGGTGTCAAGTATGTAAAGGTGCTTGGTGGTAATACTGACAAAGCTGTACAAGTAGGATATTTCCCTGTCGATAAAGTATTAGGATTTCGAAAAGCTGCATAATCAATAGAAATGGATATATAATGACAGACAAAGAAGATAAGTTTAGTAGTATACCTTCACTATCCGATCATCATATGTTGATGTTCTTTAAGGAATTTGATTTAAGAATTGTAATGATTTCAGCCTTTTTGACTTTTATAGCTGAATTTTTGTAC